GACCCCGACTCCCGACACCGGGGGCAAGGTGTACCCCCGACCCCCGACAACCCAAGCAATTCAGCCATTCCCGACCCGACTAGGTCAGCAGGATTGACTGTTGTTTCATGTGAAACATTGGGGGAGAGAGGGAGAGAGAGGGGGGAAGTGCTATTCCTCAGGTATTCCTCAACTATTCCTCAGTCATCCCATCGGGTGTTACACCGGGCATTTCTTCGGTGTTGTTTCATCGCTTAGGAACACTTCTAGGTCTGTTCTCTTTGTGTTCTTGGGTGGGTGTGTTGGGTAGATGTCTACAGGCTGTGCCGTGCAGAGTTTGGGGGTATTGCGGCCTTTTGGGGGGCCTTCTGGTGGCCCGCTCCCATCCCTTCTCACTACCTCTCAGGGGGTAGATGCCCCTCCATCTTCTGGTCAGGGGCACCCCATCTTCTCATCTGTTAACTTTTGTAAACATGGGTCTTCAGGATCGGCGCGTTTCTGCGCCTTCAGTAACCCGAAAGTTAAGTCCACAGAGGGCCATTAGTATAGCAAACTAGGCTCTTATGTTAAGGATTAATCCCCTGTTGTTAAGCAACCTTTGGGTTCGTGTGATGGGCAATAGCTGGAAAGGCCCATCTTTCGCCAATCTTCACACCTAAGGCAAGCGGCGGTGGGGCCTTCGCCCTGATCCTCTAGGGCTGCTCGGGCTATCGTTACGACTTCGCCAAGTCGGTTGTCATCAAAGGCAACGACGATTCTCTCAAGCGCCTCTTTCAGCTTGCTATCGGTCATAGGGTGTCTCCGTCAGCGCGATTGCCGAACGGGCACCACTTGGCCTCGGCTTGTTCCTCGGTGTTCATGCTGCCGCCTCCCGAATGACAAGTTGGTATTCGTAATAACCCCTAGATGGTTCTCCACGGTGTCGCTTGTTGACCGTGTGACCGCCAAAACGATCTTTGCGAAGGTGCCTAAGCTGAGCAGACACCGACGCTGCCGGGTCGCCAGTCCTACCCGCTATTTCGTCAAGGGTGCGCCAGCGTGAGTCAGCCATTACGTTGTAAACCCGCAGGATTTGCCCGCGTAGTCTCACGTCATCACGCTCCGGCACATAGTCGGAGCCGTTAAACCTTGCTTCCAGTAAATCTGTCATGGTTTCTCCTTTTTGAGTTCGTCATCGGGTGTGCTTAGCGCCGTCCGTAGGTCACTCATGGTCTGTGTCCTCCAACTGTGTGAGCAGAACGTCGATCATTGACTCGTAACAGCGTAACGGTTGCCGTCTAACTGGGTCATTCGGCTTGCCCGCCTCTTCGTCAGCGATGGCCTGCGCTTCAATTTGGTCCATCGTCTCTTGGTTACTGTGGGCTAGTTTACTCATCCCTCGTTATCCTGCTGCTGGCCTGATTGCTGAACTCCTGCAACAGCCATGTGGTAAGCCCTGCACATCGCTTCGTCAGCGGCTTCTATAGCCTGCTGTGACTTACCAAGCTTAAACCTCAATTCAAATGCTTCGTCCCACGCCTTTCTTGCGACTGCCATAGCTCGCTCGTGGCCGTGCGAAGTCTTGACCATCTTTGTTTCGATTTTGTCTTTCCTCTGCATCTAGCTTATCCCGCACCTGAATTGCAGTTAGGTTCGACCTTTCTCTAGCTAACCCATACTCAAGAATCTCAATCCTGCGATCAGCCTCCTCCTGAGTCAGCTTGCCAGCTTGCACGAATTTCGGGTAGCCGCGCTTCCTAACGTCAAGCTCCCTTTCGTACTCGCCGACAAGCTCCTCAAGAGTTACAGGCGGGGTGTTGCTTTTCATGCCGTCTGGCTCGCTCTCTCGATATGCTTTTCGGTGCGGCTGACTCGCTCTTAGTAAGTGCTGATCTATATGAGTGACTCGCTCTGGGACTGTGCTTTTCTTTGGGTGTGACTCGCTCGCCTTGGCTGCTTTTCGGGCTTTTTGACTCGCTCGATTTCTATGCTGGTTCCACATCCTGACTCGCTCTCGTGGTATGCTTTTCGGTGCCCATGACTCGCTCTGGCGCCTTGCTTTTCAGTGTAGATGACTCGCTCTGGGATAATGCTTTTCCTAAACTCTGACTCGCTTGCTTATCGTGCTTTTCAACGCGACTGACTCGCTCTGGGCTATTACTTTTCCAATTTCTTGACTCGCTCGGGACTCGTGCTTTTCGAGGATCATGGCTCGCTCATAGTCCGTGCTGATATGCACTTGAGACTAATGCATTAGATAACACTGACATTCGTGTAGTCAAGTGTAATCTTTGTGTGAGACAAGCACCGTGCTGATGACTGCGTCTATTTACCATGCACGGCACTCTGCCTCTACATCTCGCTCGGGCGCAACTGTTGCAGCATTCTTCTCAAAGTAAAAAGCAAGCTCACCAACCTCATCGATTTCTCTCTTTATATCCTCAGGATGGATTTCGTCCGTACCCTTATCAATTACGTCCTTAACTCGGTTAAGCGCGTGAATCACGGTGCTATGGTCTCTGTCACCCAAAGCACGGCCAATCTTGATGGTCGAGTACCCAAGCATTTCGTGCATTAGCCAACACGCGACAAAACGCGGCCAAACAATCTTTCTGCGCCTGCTGTCACCTCTCAACTGCTCTATGCCAACGTCGTAATGGTTAGCAACAGCAAGAAGGATATGACGTGCCCTGAGATGCACGACGCGCATTTCATTTCTGCCATGCATTAGTCTTCCTCCAGACATTTATCGAAAGGGGAAACTCTCTCCATCACCGTGCCCGATCCATCGCAGACATGACACGGAACAGAATTTGCCCTCGTATCAGAGACTCTGAAATACAGCGCCCCCCGGCCTTCACACTCATTGCACTCGACTGTCTCATACTTCGCCATCGTGCTTCTCCCTTATGATTCCAAGCATTCGAGTCAAGCGTGACTTGACACCGCCATCTTTCATGTCATCAAGCATCAACTGAGCCGAATCAATCTGCTCTTGCGTCCAGCTTACCGGGGGCGGCAGAACCGGCCTCTCGACCACAGGATCGCGACGAACAACCTTCCGCTCGAACTCCTTCCACTCGCCAATCGTCGGAAACCACTTCCTACCGGGATCGGTCAGTATCCTGTCTGCAACCCTCTGGAACTCCTCAACAGTGAGGTTGCTAGTGAGTCGCAGATAGTCCTCAAAGAAGATTTTGGCCTCTGCCTCAACCATGTCCCTCATCGCAAGATGGACTCGCAGCCGGGCAAGAATCTGCTTCTTCTGATCCCTAGACATCGCGCAAGACCCTTAAAACAGACATGGTCTTGCTCTCTGGGCTTTTCTTTGCCCGCTCCTCTGCGCTGCGCTTGATCCAGTTCTTGAACGCGGCAAAGTGATCTTTCTTCGCCCCATTTGGACTGGACTGTGACCAGTTGCAGTAGCGATCAAACTCAGAGTGGTAGTCTACGTCTGGGTAGTTTTCCCTGCACCAGTCAACCCATCCCTGCGGAATGACGGAATACTCAGTCATCCTTGTGTTCCTCGACAGGCTCTTGCCTTTCGGCCTTCCGCTCACCGAAAGCGATCTGATCTTTACATTGGGCGGGGAAGCTAGCCGGTTGAGCGCAGCAACAAATGCCACTGCGCCCTCCCGATCCATTGAGAAGAATATAGGCGAGGTTCCCTCGACTACAACGAACCCCTCGACTTCCATTCCTGCCGCGCCCGCACCTTGATGAATCTGCGGTTCGTTTCCAAAGAGTTGGGGTTTGTTACGGTGATCCACGGGTTTTGTCCTTTCTTCCACGCGCTCAATTTGTTGAGCATAACCTCCAAGGGTGCCCGGTCAGACCTGACGGCCTTCACCAGCGGCCTACTGACGCTATTACGCTCCTCCTTGGATGTATAGTTCTTTCCATTAGATTTTTTTCCCTTACCCACCACGCTTCTCCTTGACTTTGAAAAGGTACTCGCAGACACCCTCACCAACACGGCGTTGTGCTAGTAAAATTTTTCCCTCTTTATACTCACGCCATTTCTCATCTGCGACCTGATCCGCAGTCTTGGATTCTTCGGTTGGCTTTTCTTTGCCTTTCGGTCCAGCAACTTTCTGGCGGTCGTTCATAAGATTGCCGACCCAATAAACTTTCCAAGTCATTTTAGTCTCCGTAAAAAAGATGGAGTCCGATTCTAGCCATGAAATTCATGTCACCAGACCAACTGGGCTTCACATACGATGCGTGATAGTGGGTTGCTGTCTCGGTGTTGGCGACCCTCACACCGTCAAGAGCAAGTTCAGCTACATACAGAGCCTGCTCCCAAGCTAATTCGTCGTTAATCTTTTCTGGCCTGCCGTCGCACCAGTAACTAAAAGCGCAACGGTTTCTGATAGGCATACCACCAACATAATGCCCCTGATGAACCACATCACAGACATTGTCTGGATATTCCGGCCTCTGCACACGCTCCAGAACAACGCCAGCAACAGCAATCTGACCAATGAATGGCTCTGATCGAGCCTCAAAGTAGACTGCCTCTGCTAGGCAGTTTTTCTGGTCTTCAGCTTGTGCGGGAAAGGGGGAGAGCAGGAGGGCCAGAAAGGACAAAAGAACCCCGCCTGCTCTCGGTCCAACCTTGGAGGGTTTGTGGACACGCCCCTTATATGCACCAAGATTCATTACGTCAAGGCCCCGGCAGAGAGGGCCTGACTGTCCCCCTCCATTTCGTCCATCTCGTCCCGGACGATGACCGCAAGATCAAGGTATTCAAGCTCAAGCAGCTTGGGGTCACTGTGAATCAGGCCGGGGAAAACCATTAGAAACCTGTCCAAAGCCTTCTGGGATTTGTCCCCCCACAAATGTGACGGAATGTTTATCGGACAAGCCATTAGATCAACTCCGGTCCCGGCGCTTCGATAACGTGCGCGTGATTCATGTGAGCAATTGCGTAGGGGTCCGCTGGGGGTCTCTTGTGGTGCCATTCGTACCAGCGATAGTGAAGGTGACTCAGGAAGATTTTCACAGCGTAGCGTCTGGCACGGGCGTGAATGTGGGCCGGTGGCAGCTTGCCGACTGAGTAGTACGAATAAGCCACCGTGGTCTTGCCGACCTTCTCTGCCTTCTGAAGCGCAACCTCCTTGAACTCAAGGTTTTCGTTGTCAGCCTGAAGCTGAGCCTTGGTCTCCTTGTAGATTTTGCCGTAGAAAGACTTGTCGCTATTGCTGCGCTTAACGAAAGACTCACCCGCCTTGAAGGCAGCAAGCGTCTTCAGCTTTGCGTTCCAAGGACGAACCTGACCCTTCTCCCAAGTCTTCTCGGGGTTTAGGCCAGCGAAAGACCAGAAGTGCCCGTATGTCGGAGCTTTCTTAATGTCAAAGTGACAGAGGAACCCAGCCGCAATGACGGGGCCAATCCCATCCTGAGCCAACAACCAACGACCAACAGGGTTGTTCTCTGCATAGACTTGCAGGCCAACCTTGGCGTTCTTCTCAAGCTGTTCGTAGTTGGCCTTCGTCAACTGCAAGACGTTTACAGGCTCACCGGCTTTCTCCATCGATCTGATTTGGGCAGCCGTCGCAATGCGGTTCTTCTGCACCGTGTAATACTGATCGACCAAGAACCGGGCCTCTTGCTCGCCAAGAGACTGAAATGCCTTGCGCTGATCTTTTGTGAGCCGCTTGATGCTCTCGATAAGGAAATCGGAGTCGATCTCAAGCTCATCGATTTGCTCAGCGGGACGGTCGTAATGACTTCCAATGCTGTTTTCGTCCATAGTAAATCTCCAAGTTGACATTCGTGTCTTTTGACACAAGACCAACATAATTGGGCTACGGACAGGATCAACGACTATTCGCGTCGTTGATCTATTTCTTCTGATGATGTTGCATCAGTGCAACACTCAGGACTTGGCAGTAAAGATTCCGTCCTGCGTTTTTTCGAGGGCGACCGTCTTTGCTTCTGCCAGCTTCTGAAGCTCTTCGAGTCTCTTTTCTATCTGCTCTTTGGACATCAGCTTCATGGGGTCATCGCGCTTCTCGTTGAGAAGTCCTCCCATCTGTGCGCGGAGCTTCTCAGCGGCTACGGCTGCGCCGTACTGACCGTTCTCTATAGCGCCATTCCTGATGTTGAGGAGATCGCGCATACTCCGCTCTGCTGAGATACCGTACTCAGCGGCAATGTCATCCTGAAGCTCTGCGCGATAAGCCCCAATCTTGGGGTCTTTAAGAAGGCGGGTAGCAGCCTGAGCGGGCTGTGCAAATCCAGCGCGTCGTGCCGCCTCAGTCTGAGAGCAGTTGCCGTAAACCAATTCCCTCACAAAAGTCTTCTGACGCTCGTTCAGGGCAAGGTCTTCTGTCATTCGGTCAGTCCGGGACTGAAGTGGTTTTCAAGGTAATCGTCAGTCATCTGAGCAATGTAGCGTCTATCGCTCAGCATCAACTGCGACTTTATAGCCGAGATGCTGGCCTGCAACATCTCAACTTGCTGTTCTAGTGGCTCAAGAACCTTCAGGAACTTCTCGTTGACCTCGACCATGCCAACCTCGCTTCCCTTTGCGGGAATAAGACGCACGGCCTTTTTTTGGCACAACCTTCCGTTGACGGAAAAGCCTGTCAGCAA